TTTCAAAATATAAATTTGTGTCTAACCCAAGGCACTTGGCCCCATCTTTCCATAAATGCTGTTTCAAAGGCTACTCCTTATACTTATTTGGAATATCCCAGCCGACTCTTTCAGCAGTATAAACTTTTTTGAGGTACCACACACCCTTAATTCTTACACCGTCAACTGAAGTTCTTCCAATGTCTGATCTTTTAAGATCAAGAACATTCCAGCCGTCCCAGCAAAGATTTCGGTTTTTTCTTACAATTGATTCCATTACTTCTAATTTAGTTACAATCATTTTTTATCCTTTAATACCTATAAATTCCGACTTCAATATTTTTGAGTTCGGCTAACCCTACTAACTTTGACAATTCTTCTTTTGGCTTGCTTAAAAATGCAAGATAATTAAAAAAATCTAAATTTTCTTCAATGTATGAGGGAGGAACTTTAAAGAACTTAATCTTCTTTCCTCTAGCCTTCATTCCTCTTTCCGATAAATTTGTAAACTCAGAAACCATAGAGTTAGTTTTTGCTGCTCCTGCAGAGTAGATCAAAAACTCTTTGTCTTCATCCTTCATTGTTGACATAGCAACTGCCATGGCACGTAAGAAGACCTGATAATCATCAAAGTCCTTTGTCCCCTGTACTGCTACTATCATTGTCTCTTCCATTCTTTAGGTTGTCTAATATGAACAACATCTTGTCAATATCTTTTTTTGACATATTGTTTGTGTCAATAGGTTCAGTAGTGTCTATATTGACATTACCGCCAATTGCATCGGCACAATAAAATATGTTATTGTTAACCCAATACGCTTTATCCTCTATAAAAATAACCTTTACAGTGTTTTTCTCAATATGTGTTAATGACTGAGACTGTTGTCTTGGTTTTTCATATAGAGTTTTTGGAAGAAAGTCTTTTATCATTAAGTGTATGCTACTTTGACTGTACCTAATACCCTTAAAAACTTTAAATTTTCTTCCTCTATAAATTATATAAGAAGTAAAGCAGAATGTCAAGCCTATGGCGACAAAATACTTTAAACTCATGCTAATTATTCAGACTTTTTATTTTTTACAACTGCTTGATCTTGAACTGGAGGAACTCTATTCATAATAAGTTGTCCCTTTAAAATTTCATACTCAAGATCTGAAGTCTTTTGCTTATAAAAGACAACAAGTTGCTTTAACTCTTCTAAAGTTAGTTCATTCATATTTTACCCCTTTGATTTTTTTATTTCTGTTTTGTATGTTTTACTTCGTAATTACCAAGAATAGACTTAATAGTTCCATTTTTATTCATACGAACGATCTTGCCATCTTTAATTTGTGTGGCATTAAATGATTGTGATTTTTTCTTTGGCATATTACTTATAAAACGGATTCAAGTCAAGTACTGAACCGCCCCAAATTGTGTGATAAGTTTTACCCATAGCATTGTCGTATGCATCCATTGTTTCTGGCTTTGTTGCTTCAAACTCAGCATCTTTGCCATCACCAATATTTTTTGGAGAACAAGCAGGACAGTTTGGATAGTCAACGTTCATTGCTTTGCATGTTTCGCATCCACAATCTTTGTATCCTTCAGTTGTAACCTGTTGTTCTTGTGGTGTACCACCAGGAATTTCACCAACTATTTGCTTTATGACTGCTGCTAATTCTTTAATTTGATCTGCTGCTGACATGCTTTCTCCTCCTGTGTTTACTCCCGAATGAGAGTCCCCAATTCCACTTCTACGTCTTCCATAGCGCAGAACGTCTTCTTTGCTTGCGTCTGGAACGTTTGCATTGAGCGCTGCTAATTGAGATGCAGCCTCTTCTTCTGTTGAATGGGTTCCAACAGTCTTGCCTTTGTCATCGACAATAGCATATTCTGAACCTGATCTTTCAATGTGATATGGCATACTACGATTATATCAGACTTTAGGTCCCAGCATACGCTTAATTTCTTCTAAAGACCAAACTTCTTCTTTGGTTAGTTTAGAAATCTCAGAAATGTCATATGCCTTTTGTGCAAGAGTAACAAACGGGTCATCGCTCATCATGTCGACATTGACAAACCCTTTTTCCCACAAGTTCATAATGTCTTGATTAACACGGTCCAGATGATCTTCGTATAGTTCGGGCATAAGATCTTTCATCTTACTAGTCATAGTATATAGAAATTCGTTATTTGTTTCATCTATTCCCGAAATTTCTAGTCCACCCGCCAAAAGAAGGTCATCAATTAACTTATCTTCTTCATTATTCATTTATAGCGTCCAAAAAATCTTGCTTTTTTAGTGGAGCGCCAGTGAAACGACGGACCTCTTTGCCGTCTTCCATTATAATAAAGGTTGGCACCCCTTGTATACCCATTTTTCTGCATAGATCTAGGTTGTCATCAGCATCAATTATCTGAAACTTAACTAATCCATCTTTTTCCAGTTCGTTCACCATAGGCCTTATTTGTTTACAAGGGTTACACCATTCAGCAGTAAAGTACTGTACGTGTCTCATACACCTGACGCCTTACGTGCTTTTGCTAATGCTTCAAAGTCTTTAACCTTAGTCTCTCCCATATAGCCCCAAGCATACCCATCATTGATCATCTTATCATTAACAGACTCCGTGTCTCCATTTACATAAAGCCAGCCAAGAATACGACCAAACTTTTCAGATGAATTCATTTTTTCAGTCTTAATGACAACAGACTTTGCATCCTTAAGGTGCTTACTCAGGTATTCTTTAGACTCAAGACCAAGAGCCTTTTCAGCCTTGTCTGTAGTGCGAGATTCTGGTGTATCAATACCAGCAAGTCTTACTCTTGAACTAAAAGAAATATCAAAACCTAAATCAATATCAACATCAATGGTATCTCCATCAACGATCTTTGTTACTTTCTTTACATAATACTCAAACATTAGTAGTCTTTTCCTTTTCTTTGTTTTGAACTAGTTTATCTCTCTCATCAAGAATTGTAAGAGCAAATGCCATCATTTTTTTATATCCCTCTGGATTGTCCATCACTTTGTTATAGTGGTGACCACAAAACATTAGTTCACCATTAATACCAGTTACCCTAACTAAAGCCTCTGCAGCACAAGAATCGCATCTATCTGTCGCCTTAAGAGTCCACTCTCGTGTAACTTCTGCTTCTTCTTTAATCATCATTTTCATAGTATACCGCTACTTTCTGTTATCAGTTGAATAAAACCCTGGACCATTTAAAACTACCCCGAAATTAGAGTATACACGAACCAGTGGTAGAGTGCAAGTTTCACACTCATACCCTGGATCGTCTTCTTTAATACTACGAACTTTAACAATAGTGTTTTCGCAATCACCACTACATGTATATTCGTATGCTGGCATATTATTTAGCCTTTAGTGCCCTTAGAGTTGCTTGATCAACAATTCCTGTTGCTGGAAGTCCAGACTTTTTTTGAAAGTCTTTAACTGCTTTTGCTGTTCCTGGACCAAACGAACCATCTGCTTTGACGCCAAGAAGTGCCTGAATAGTTTTTACGCCAGACCCACTAGCCCCAGTTGTAATTGGCTTAAAAACTGCAGGCTTATTGGCTACTGGCTTGGCAGCGGATGCTGGTGCTGCAACTTCACCACCCTTAGAAAGCAATGCAAGGGTTTCTTCTCCAGTATAAACTGGACGACCCCAACCTACAACTGCGTTCAAAATGCCTTTTTTGTTCTTTACATAAGCACGAGTTTTTTCTACACACATTCCGCCATTTCTCTGGTCTCCCTTTGAAGTTCCTGATGTGTTTCCTTCAATAACCTGAATAGTTCCATCTTTGTTGTTCTTAATGCAAAGACCAACATGAGAAATACGATTTACACCGTCATCTGGAAAATCAAAGAAGATCCAGTCTCCTGGAGTTGGATCATCGTTACGAGCATCTGCCCAGCGATTATTTTTCTTGAACCAATCTGCTGCTGCTACTGTTGAAGCAGTCTTAGGATATTTATTTGGATTTAATCCTGATGTAAATGCACACCACGAAACGAATGACTGACACCATGGCTGGAAGTTAGCACCAGTCCACTTGCCGTACTTTGTTTCATTATCTTTTGGACCTTCAATTGTCCCTAGTTCTTTCTTTGCAACCTCTATGATTGCTTCTAATGAGCCTTTGACAGCCATATATAACCTCCTAAAGTTAGTGTTTCAATTATAGCATTAAGCAGTCTTGCTTGTCAATCTGTTATGAGTTCTTATCCTATGACAGTTTGCACATACTACTTCACATTTTGCTATTTCTTTTTTTATTGCTGCCCAGGAAAATCCATCGTGAATCATCCTAGAAATATTATATTTTTTATTGTGAAGATGATCAAAATCTAAAACTATGTGATTACATTCTCCGCAGTCAACACACCCACTAGCCTCCTTAATTTCTTTCAGACGCTGCTTGAATTGCTGTTTATTAAAAACTGCCAATTCTTTATCTGACATAGATCTTAATTATACACCTAAATGTAAAGCCCTACACAGGCATTCCAGGCACTTAAGCCACGGTCTCATATAGTTGGGTAACTAAACCATCTCTAAGGTCCTGTGTAGGGACTACCTACATTATATTACTTGATTTTAATTGATTTGGGTTTCTTTTCTTCAGGAACGATACGGTCTACATTAATATGTAGCATACCGTCCTTGATTTCAGCCCCAGTTACTTCCATATATTCCCCAAGTGCAAATGATCTCGTAAACTTACGGCTTGCAATTCCCTTGTGAACTACTTCAGCATCTACCACTTCAACAATTTCTCCCTTAATAATTAAGGTTCCGTTGTCTACTGATACATCAATATCATCCTTAGAAAATCCAGCAATAGCCAAAGAAATTCTATATGTATCTTCATCTAGTTTAAAAAGATCATATGGAGGATAAGACGTTGTATTTGTTTTGTGTGCTGTATTAAGACGGCCTAACTCTCTGTTAAAGCCAATAAAAAAAGGATCATTGAATAGATCCATT